TAAGATCCCGTTATGATGGTTTGGAATCAGAGCACATTATCGATCTACTTATGTCGGGAATCAGGGTGCCTGAAGAAGCATTAAAGCAACCAATATTATTAGGTCGTCAACGTGCAATGATAGGATTTAACCAACGTTATGCAACAGACGGCGCAAACTTGGATAAGTCAGCAACAAATGGTATGGCAACTATTGACATGAATATAAGAACACCTGGAGGCATGAACACAGGCGGAATTATTATGGTGACTTGTGAAATTGTCCCAGAACAACTCTGGGAACGTAAGAAAGACTATTTCTTATATACAACAGACCCAGATACGTTACCTAACTATCTTTCTGATGTATTAGACCCAGAAAAAGTGGCAGTCGTAAAAAATGACCACGCTGACGTAAACCATGCAACACCAGATGGAACATTTGGTTACGCACCATTAAACCATGAATGGCAAAGAGATGCGGTAAATGTAGGTGGTAAATATTACCGACCTGCAAATGACGCATTTGACGAAGACCGTGCAAAAATTTGGACAGCAGAGTCAACAAACCCAACGCTAAATGAAGACTTTTATTTATGTTCAGGTTTGCACAAAAAAGTATTTGCCGATCAAGTATCAGACAGTTTTGAAATCACATGTCTTTCAGATATGTCGATTGTAGGAAACACCGTATTCGGTGCAGGACTACAAGAAACCGATGCAACATCTGATTACGACACAATCACTTCACAAGTCGATTCCTCGCGTATCGTTAAGTGATAAAAAGCAGGGGAGTCCTCCCCTCCCCTGCTGACAATTAAAAAAGGAAAATGAAATGAACAGAATTAAACACGGCAATATAAGCAAATGGTCACAAGCCAAAGCGGGCGATGTAATTGAATTTGCATCAAGCAAACCAAGACATGTAAAGTTTGAAGTTACTGCAAACAGCAACATAGAAGTATGGGTTGCAAGTGATGCAAAAATGTCACAGGCCGTTTTGATGGGCACATCAAACGGAAAAACTGAAATTCAATACACAGCACCCGCAACAACGTATGTGCAAATCAAAGCTGAAAAATCAGCAAGTGTATTTGTAAATATACCAGATATCGATCAATCAGTACAAAATAGCGATGAACCAAGTTTCACGTCTATTGAACCACGTGTAAACAACAGCACTGAATTTGATCGTATGGTTGCATTTATGAAACACAACGAGCAACAACGCAATGCACAATTAGAAGCTGAAAGATCAGCTTTAAGAGCACAAGTAGCAAAAATCAAAGCAGAAGCTGAAACAGTAGTTGAAGCGCCACAAGAGGCAGAAACAGAAGATGCAGGAGAAACCACCGAGTAAGTGGTATCGTTGGATACGGTTTATTGACCGTATCCAATTTTGGCACAAAGACGAATTGGTACACAGAACGCATGTACAAGCGGCAAGATCATTAGCAGAACCTAATGCATCTGAAAAACTTTGGGTCAAAATTTTGCAAACAGAAAACGACTATGAGGGCGCAGACCCAGAAATAGTTGAGTTTTGGAAGGCTTTTAGCAAAGCAATGAAGCGACGCAATATACCATTGCGAGCGTTTGAATTTGTACGATCTGCAGAACGGCAACAAGAGTTATTTGATAAAGGCAGAAGCAAAGCATCTGCAGGATTTGGTGCGCACCAATATGGAATGGCTGTGGATGTAATTCACGCCACACGCGCATGGCAATTAAGCAAAAAAGAATGGGATTGCATTGGTGCAATCGGCAAAGAAATTGCGCGTAAACGCAATATAAAATTAGACTGGGGCGGAGAATGGAATTTCTACGACCCCGCACATTGGGAAATTGACGAATGGCAAACCAAAGTAAAAGAACCATTTTAAACAACAGAAACGGAGACCAAGTAAAGTTAGCCAGGGCGAATAGCCCTAGCGTTAAAACTTTACCTGGTAGAAGTGGGAAGACGAAGTGCTTCCTTAAGGCAAACGGAACGGAAACTCCATATATTGGAGTTCCGTTTGCCG